TATATCACATAAATCAAAAAGTAAATTTATTAAATGCAAATTTATCTAAATCAGGGCAATTAGAAAGTGATTTTTTATCTGATACAACTTTTGGAAAATTTGTTATTACTTTTGCTGGTAGAGATGATTTAATTTTAACTTTTAAAGAAGTATCTAATACCGAATGGATTCAATCTTTTAATACTGGTACGGGTGACAGTGATAGTGGTGGTGTTACTGAATTATCGAAGATGTCTCAGATAGGTTTCTCTGGTATTCAATATGGCCCTGTTGCTCCTGCACCAACACCTCAATACAACTACAACACAACAGCAGGTCAGCCACATAACGAGACGTTAGTTTCATTGAATACAAATTATCCAAGTGGTCAATGGGCTTGGGTTGCGTATGAAGATGGAAAAGAAGTTGGAGTTGCCTTTACTGAGCCAGGTGTTGCTGCTACTGATATTGAAATTAAGAGTACCGAAATGGTAGGAGGAGGAATTATTATGACTGATCAAAATGGAGTTGATTCACAACCTTCTGATCCTCATCTTTCACAATCTGTTTACACGATGTCTAGTAACACAGCTCATGTAACCGCTAATCCTATTAATAACGAACCAGTTCAATACTTTAAGATTACGAAAGAAACCCCTAGCATTACGTTGACTGTGGGAGTACCAGAAGAAGCATGACCTTTTTTCAATCTACGGTTAGTCCAACAACAGATGGAAGTGGTTCAGGACTTACTTTAAATTTAACAATTACTTGGCAAACACCTTTATACAGTTGGAACGCCAATTGGAATATATTAAACGCAGGTGATGACTATAAAGTTGGAGATACTATTACTATTCCTAAACCAGCAGGATTAGATGCCAATGTTACTTATCCTGCAAATGGTATAGCCATTAAAGTTACAGGAATAGGCACTGGATCGGGAGCAGTTCTAAAAGATAACTTAAACCAATTAGATGCAATTGCTGACTACGTTCAATTTCCAGGGATGGAACAAAAAAGTCATCAAGACGGCCCAGAACATGAAATTGTATATGTAAACGAGTTGACAAACCCTGGTAGTAGCAAGGCTTCTTATATGGATTTAGCTATAGGTGGTATTAGAATTAACAGTGCAAAAGAGTGGACTAATTTTACTCAATTATCAGCTTATTTTAAAAAAGGAATTAAAGTTCCAGATTTAACAAATAGTCCTGCTGGCCCACCTAAAGCAAGTAATAACTTTGTTGAAATTGCTTATGCTTTGTTAACTGATAAATATTTAGGAGCTGGAGAGTTAGTTGGTGTTAGTGCTGTAGGAGAAATGACAACAGGAGCTTTGTTCTGTAAAAACAATGCTTTTACATGGGATGGCATTATCAGCAACAAGATTAATTTAAGAGATTTCTTGTATGAGCATGGGACGTATAACTTACTTGACTTTACAGTTATAGGAGGAAAATTTAATTTAATTCCTGCTGTTCCTTATGACAGTAATTATCAAATTGATCATGGTGCAAAAGTTGATGTAAAAGCGTTATTTACTGATGGCAATATTAAAGATTTACAAGTTTCGTTTTTGACTCCAGAAGAGAGGCAAATGTTTAAGGCAAATGTGTTGTATAGGAAAGAAAAAGCAAATGGATTTGCAGAAACAAAATCAATAATGCTGAGATTAAAAGACGACAATGGTGGGAGTAATACTGATCCAATTGAAACTTATGATTTGTCTGGTTTTTGTACTACATCAGCCCATGCTAATACGTATGCAAAATACATTTTAAAATTAAGAAAAGAAGTTGATCATGGCCTTAGTTTTAAAACAGCTCCTCAATATGTAGTTGGATTACAGCCTGGGGATTATTTTAGATTAGTTTCTGAAGCTACTCATGTGGATCGTTATGACAATGGTGTGATTACTGCTGATGGAAAAGTAATTAGTAAAGATACTATTACTGGATCGCAACCAATTTATTATTGGAAACCTGGAACAGCAGAGGTAGGAGAAGCCACTATTGATTTTGATGCTTCTATTGGACTTAGAGGTGTTTTATTTACGTTAAAAAATACGACCACAAGCAATCGAGTTTATAAGTTAGAGACTATTTCTTATGCAGAGGATGGCTTAGTTGAAGTTTCTGGTAGTCACGCTCCAATAACAAGTACGGGTTCGTTAGCTATTCTTGAGGGATGGGATGACAATACGTTGAGTCATTTCTTACCACTAATCTAATGGCAACAGAAAAACCATTCCCTACGATTAAGCCTTCATCTAGAAGCTATAACCCTGGTGAATATCCAAGTACCACCTTTGAATCTTTAAATGGTACGAAAACACATTTGCGTTATGGAAATAAAAGAGTTAATGCGACTTTGCAATTAGGCTTTTCAGGTATTACAGATGCTCAAGCAGCGTTAATTTTAGCGAACTATGAAGACGTTAATTCTGAATGGAATTATGTGACATTTGATCGTGGCTATGGAACGGCTGGTGTTACAAATACAGATCTTTTAGGCTACTTAAAAGAGGCAACATCAGGTTTAAAATGGAGATATTCTGCTCCTCCATCAGTAACAAGTGCCTTTAAAGGTTTGAGTAATGTTAGTTGTTCTTTTGTCGCTTGTCTCGATTCACCGTAGAATAAACGCAATGTTTTAGTTTGAGATCGTGTCAACCCAACTTTATTCAGGAAGGACAGGAGCCTTATATGTAAGTGACGTAAAAAAAGCCAAGGTACAAAACGGGAGTTATTCCATGAGTCAGGCTGTTATAGAAACTACTTCTATGGGAGATACTGATAGGACTTTGAAAGATGGAATTAGAAGTTATTCAGGTAGTGCAAGGTTGTTTTATGAAACAACATCAGGGGGATCAAACCTTAAGGATATTCTTGAAAATTCAATAAAAGTAAGTGAAACTTCTTCATCTGGTGGTGATGGCGAAAATGCTGCAAGTGCAGAATTAAAACTTAAGTTAGAAGTTGGCACGAATCGTTCAATCACATTCTTTGTCTTTATTACAAGTATTGGAATGAATAGTTCAATGGGTGAAGTTTCATCTTGTGATATTTCTTTTGAAGCTAACGGTGCTCCTGTTGAGAACAAGCTTCCTACTGGTTCTTAAGTCTTGACTATTTATTTTGGACAAAATGGTGAGATTGCCATATCCAGAGATTCTGCGTCTGGAGGATTTAACACGGATTTAGATCCAGCAGATGTCAATACAACAACTAAACGATTTGGTGTTGATCATTCTTTAGCGTCTTTGATTTCTGGAGATCGTGTAGAAATATCAACAGTTGATGGATCAACATTAGAACTTGTTTCAGGTCATAGCTATCCCGATGGTGCTTGGTTCGTTCATATTGATAAAGCAGATGGAATTAGACTTTTTAATACTTTTGAGAAAGCAGTTAAAGGATTATCAACAGAAGCTTTAACTCTTGTAGCTCCTAGTGCAACACAAGAAATCAATATTAAAACTAAAAATGATCGTTATAGACATGTAGCAAATATCAAAGAATTTGAAATTACAACTAATAGAGATCAAGTTGATACAACAACTTTAGGAAGAGAGTTTAGGGATCAATACGATTCTGGATTAATTTCTGGACAAGGATCAATGACTTGCTTGTGGGAACATTCTTATGACAACGTAGATTTAGATTATGGAGTTGCAGGAAGGTATCCAGAGTTGCCTGTTTATTTAGCTCAGTTAGTGGTTCGTTTACAGCAAGGATCTGACTTTGATGGACGTTTTTATATTTATAAAGATCCTTCTGATAAAACAAAAACTGTTTATTACCAAAGCAAGTGTGTTGTAACAAATGCAGCTTTAAGTGTTGCAGCAACAAATGAAATTGAGACACGAATTGATTTTGTTACTAGCGGTGAAATCCAATTAAATATTGGTGCTCCTGACTCATACTTGTTGCAAGAGGATGCAGCGAAGATCTTGCAAGAAGATGGAGATCGAATTGTTTTAGAACAGGCTTAGTAACAAAAACGCAAATAGAAAGTAAGATATTGATATTGGTTTAGTTATGGGTCAATGCCAGATCTTGAAATTAGTAATCTGCCTTCGTTAGCAGAAGCAAGTGTACAAGCAACAGACCCATTGCCTATTGCTGACTTAAGTGCGTCAGAAACAAAAAAAGTAACGGTAAAAGATTTAATAGAAGCTGGAGTTGCATTAATTGATGCTGCTTCAATTCCTGCTGCAAAGGTTGGAACGCTAGGAACGAACCAAGTTACAACAGCAGCAATACAAGCTTTAGCTGTTACTACTGCAAAGTTGGCTGATGGAGCTGTTACTGCAACAAAAATAACTGACGCTAC